TATTACGTTCACTATCATAGCTTACTCGTACACCAAAGTGTTCTGCTACTGTCTTAGTGATTCCACGATCTTGACAACCACGGGCATCACCTGTATTAGCAATGAATGTATCAACATTCCATATTGATTTAACTACATTATCTAGAGGCATTTCCTCTTCCTTTCCTATTTCTTTTTCATAGTGGTTACAGACAAAGCAATAGCCATGCCCATCATCGTACATAGTAAAGCCATCACTTGATGGGCAAGCAGGACACTTAGTCTTACCTATCTCTTTACTCTCCGTATAATCTTTCTTCTTTTGCATGGCGTGTTACCTTTCTCTTATGCCTTGCTTTATTAGAGCGGTCATCTCTCTCTGCTTTCTGTTGTTTGTTATTAAACAGTACAAAGAAGTCCTCATCGTCTATACGATCGTCATCCTCAAACGGATCATTTTTCTGTATCATTTTTTATTCCATTGTAACTATTAACAAAAGCTTTAGTCAGCATCCACTTCTCACTGCCTAAAGTCTTATTATAGTATACCTTTTCTTGGTTGTCATCAAGTTCAGTCAACACATTAAGGTGTATCTGCCATTTTAATTCTAAGTAATTAAGAGCAGACTTATCAGGTGCTTCCTCTAGTATCTGATACTCAAAGTGTTCAGGGTTATCTGAAACCTTTTGTGCAGTATCAACACCAGATGATGCATAGGTTTTCCAGTTAGATTGCCTAACTCGTTTACCTTTGCTGTAATTCCAGTAAGATTTCTTACCGACATAACGTTTGTCTGTTTCTTTTTCAGTAATTAAATAGATAAACCCTTCCATGTCATAGGGTTGTAGCGTAAGCTGTGTATCCCATTGACCGTGTGCGAGAGCATCTGAGCCTGTAGCTTGCCATGCTTTTTGGTCAAAGGCAACACATACCGTGCCGCCACGAGGGTTTACCCATACCGTCAGGTCACCCTCCCAGCCTTTCTTTAGCTTGAGTTTAGTTCTGAGGTTAGACTTACATCTAATCTCTCCGTGTTCCTCAGTAGTGATACCAACCCATCCCCCTGCATCTACATTAGATACTTCGGTGATGATAACGTCTTCGTATCGCTGATGGTCTTCTACATTGGTAGTCATGTTACACCTCAAAGAAGTCAGTTGGATTACGTAGTATGTGAATACCGTTAGCCGTTTCCAGTAACTTCTCCTTCCATTTTACAATGCCATACTGAGCACGCCATGCGGCTAGTACTCTATGTTTACGGCGTTTTATAGGGACACCTGCAAGCATCTTCTCTGCTTTCTTTGGTCCAATCTTAGGTAATCCAGGCAAATTATCTGTAGGATCACCCTTAAGCATCTGAAGCCAATACAATAAGTCTGCCTTGTCTTCATCGATATCGTAGAATTCATTACGTTTTGGGTTGTAATGATGACCTACAATACAGTCTAGGTCTTTATCAATATGCACTACAGTAAAGTCAATCTCTTCTTTAGCACATTCAATTGACTTAATGCGTACCATATCATCAGCTTCCATACCGTGTGAGGGTATGGCTAAGCCTTCATCAATAATACGTTGAGTCAAAGGTCTAAATAGACTAGCGTCTTTATGAGGGTCTTTACGATTAGCCTTATACTGTGGACATAACTCATAACGAAAGTTATCTTTGCCTCCACAATAAATGACTTGCTCGTCAGACCATACAGGGTCTATCCAGTTCTTTTGTAAGATAGCTTTGTAATTATCTAATGCGCTATCTACAGTTTCTTGTTGCCAAGCCGCTTGATATATACAGCTATCAGCATCTATAATTGCTAACATTATATGTGTCCTTTCTAGTGAACGTCTGCATAACAGTTACCAATGACACCATCGCCATCCATACACTGCACATTGAATTGTTTAGGTGCTTCTCTAAATGACTCTACACAGATCTCTTTAACTCTTTCTGCATCAGACTCTTTAGCAACCCATGCCATCTCATCGTGATAGAAGATAACAGGGTAAGCATCTAAGCTTTCTTCCTTAATCTTAGCCATTGCATAACCTACAGCCGCCTTACAAGTAATAGCCTCTGCTGATTGTAACAAGTAGTTAAGTGATTGATGTGCTGAAGACACATAGACTCGTCTACCGTCAAGTCCAGGAATAAATGCATCTCCGTATCCATTCTTAGTCTGTTGGAAGATATGGTCTAGCTTAGCCTTAATCTTGGCTAATCCTGGGATTGCTGACTGGTACTTTTGTTTACTTGCGTTACCAGCCTTATCATCAGGTTTCCCAGTGAGAATAGTGCCAAGCTTCCTGCCGCCACCGCCGAATAGGTAGGCATAAAGCCAACGCTTAGCATCACCACGGCTACTCCCAAGGATACTTGCGTTATAAGAGTGAATATCTCCATCTGTTACCTCCTTAGTGAAGTCATCATCGCCAATGTAGTGACACAAGGCTCTCATTTGATTACCAGCTGAGTCAGCACCGACTACTTTATAGCCTTCTTCACAGATAAATAGACTACGCATCTCTTTACCCCATGCCGCCTCGATACTTGGTAGGTTAGTGATTACTTCGTGTCGGGATCTGAAGGTGGGAGTACCGATAACCCACATTCTGCCATGTAGCCTGTCGCCCTTAACCGCATTAAGCCAGCCTTCGAGTATAGACCTTCTTGATCTTGTTGTGTAGTATCGGTCAATGTCTTTACCGATGTCACCGAGTAATTCGAGTGAGGTAGTGGTGAGTTTTGGGCTTGTTTTATGGAATTCATAGCCAACTTTCTTATAATTCCAGTCATCGGGTTTCCATCCTATAGTATAAAGATACTCTTTGACTTCTTCCATGTTACCTAGCGTTACTTGTGTAGTATATTGACGTTGAAACTCTTCTTGTGGGTTCCAGTCATCTACTTCAGGCTCATAGCCAAGGTGCTCAGTCAGAAGCCGCCTAGTTACCGCAGTGAAGTCGCCCTTCTTAGTGTACTTCGCTGTCTTAGGTTGTTTGTCTACATAGATAGTCATCTCAGGTAGATTAGGATGTACACGAGACTCAATGTCAGATATTTCTTGACACATTTCTTCATGTAATTTGTTAGCGCCATCCATATCAAACAACCAGCCATTCAATCTTACTCTGGCTTCGAACACAGCGGCATCATGCTCTGCTCTAATACCTTTAGATATCAATGGCTTAGTACTTGATTGTTCTTTGAATTCTTTCATCAAGATCTCAAAGACTCTCGTATTTAGTTCAACATCCCTTACACAGTAAGTCAGCATCTCTTCCGAGAACTCTGACCAATTATCAAAGCTTAACTTATTGTAACCGAGATATTCACCCCAACCACCAAGCCCATGCTTGTGTTTGCGCTTGTAGTTGAGTGTTTGGCTCATCATCCATGTATCGTAGAGCTTCTTATCATAGAAGTCTATGCCGTACAGCTTAGTCAGTACAGCTAAATCATATCCGATAATGTTGTGACCGATAAGAGCGTCTGCATTAAGAAGAAAGTTAAGACCAGACTCAATGTCATCTGGCCTCCACTTGTATATCTTCTTAGTGTCAACGTCTTGAGCAACGATACACCACACTTTGGTAGCATCAATACCATCAGTCTCAATGTCAAATGTTAGTCTCATTTGTTAGTCCTTTCCATTCTCGCATGTTGGACAGTTTAATTCGTCCGAGAGAAAGTCCAATGCCCCCTCATAATAGGGCGTGTTACAACGTTTACAATGATTAATAGTCCTTAACCTGTTCATAAAGTTGTTTGTTGTGTCTAGATAGCCAGACTTTTGTTTCATCTGAGACTTCCCCGTCTTTGATTTCGGCGTATCCCATATACGCTGTAGCAAGTGCTGCACAAGTGGTATCATTTGTATCTAACCCGCAGTATCTGCTAGGCTCCTCGTGTTTGTGTTGTGAACAAGGTCTACCAATAGAGTCTGTGTGCTTACACTTAAACATCTCCATTAGCCTCTATCTTAGTGTCTTCATACGGTGCTACCGTACGCCTGTAGAATTCCATCTGAGCACCTGCTAATGCACCCATGACATCATTCATTGTCTGATAGTTGTATGGTTCCATGTACTTAATGGCGAGTGCTATCAGGTATTGTAGGTCACCTGCTTGCATGTCAGGGCCAAAGCTTTCTAGCTCTTGCTCAAGCCACATAAACTTCTGACGGTTTTCTTTAGCAATATAAGGCATGTTACTTCCTTTCGTAACTAAATATTATGTAGTTGTTATCATTAGAGATTTCAGCTATCTCAACACGGTTATCTTTACCTACCGTGTCGAGTAGCCTCATCACATCTTCTTTTAAGCTTAACGCTTTGTCTCTTATGTATACTGCTTTATACATCGAGCTTATCGTAGTCTTCATTCCAATTGCCATCGTTTAATAGTCCGGCAACGTAAGTAACGCTATCGCTATGAATAGACCCCATCAAGTTATAACACTTGTTGTACTCATTGTACTGGAGGTTAAGGTCTGTGCATTTAGTGCTACTCATAATGTCATGATACGTTTCCGTAGCAAGGTTAAGGCTCTTAGTGTATGTATCAAATCGTGCTTGCATGGTTTACTCCTCAGTAATAGTATGAGATTGCTTCTATGCAATCGTCAAGTTCAAAGTATTTCTCAGTGTAAATACTCTCATAGAACGGGTGTATGTAGTCATCTCTGTCTGCCCACAGTATAATTACTTTATTCTTCATGTGTGCAAACATGAGTTCCATCGCAGTACCAGTGCCTCTACCGCTATCACGTCTTATGTCAGCTAGTACAACAGTACTATTAGCTATGTCTTGCATGTCCATCTTAAAGATACGTCTACACGCTGATTGCTCATGTGTAGCTGTCTCAGATAGCTTAAGCTGGTCGTGGAAGTCAACCCTACGAGTTGGATCTAACGAACTGATATCGTTCTTCTGAAGGATATCTGCCGCTCGAAGTCTCCACGAAGTCATTCGTCTTTTCGTGCAGTCCTCCATTGGTCCTGCTAGGTATACGTAATTCTTCATTGTTTTTCCTTTCATTTTCAATGATATACGCCTTAAGGTCTTCAAGTCTCTTGACAAGAGCTATGTAGTGTTCTTGTCCTGTACCATCAACGATTGTTTCTTTAGAGTAGTGGTCAATGGCACTAGTGTATGCTAGTATCAGCGGATTCAAACTCTCTCTTAAAGTCATCCATAGCCTCCTTGAGGTCTCTTCTTAGCTCGACTACTATGCTTACGTTATTGTCTTCGTCTACTATAATAGCCTCGTCTTCCATTGCTGAGTAACAGACATCGGTAAACTGGATGAACACTAGGTTGTATTCATCCGCTGTAAGTTTACCGTATAGTTCATGTCCACCAACTTCTTCAAAGAGAACCAGTATAGCTAACTCTAACATGCGTTGTGCATCGTCTTCGTCTAGTGTTACTTCAATATTGCTCTTCTTCTTTGGTTTAAAGTCGATGACATCACCCATTAGAAATCTACCTGTGCTTCACCTGTGTCTTCGCCTTCGATAACGTCAAAGTCTGTACTGCTACTTGGTGTGTACTCTTTGAGGTCTGTTACCTGTACTTTAGACAAGATAGAGCTAACACCCTTACGACCCTGCATCTCATACGGATACTGGAAGAGCATAACGTTACCTACGCTACCGTTACCTACAATGTTACCATCGATAGGTTTCTTGGCACCGTCTAGTACGTCAGGTGGTGTGTTGTTGTCACCATCTTTCTTGACAGCTTTACGCTTGACGTTTGCCTTGTAGAAAGTTCCTTCATCATCTTCTTCTGTCTTAGTAGTGATAAAGAGTTCTTCTTTCCACTTCTTTGCCTCGTCCTTATCTCGTGTACGCATCTGTAGTTCCCACTGAAGTGTACCGAATGGGTCTACTGGCTTGACTAGCTTAGCCCAATGTAACTCAGCATCACGTACAATAATAGTTCTCTTTTCATCAATCATCTTTATAATC